TCCGAAGTGTCCCAGGAGCGGCTCGTCAATCTCGCCCAGAATACCGGGGCCGCTGATCGTCTCCGTCAAGCCCTCGAAGTCCGGCAGGGTTACTTCGTCGGAAAGTCCGACGAGCTTCTTGCTGCCATTGTATACGTTGTAAGCGTTAATCTTGGTAGGTTTCATTATTCTTCACCTCCTGTAAATGCTGCTTCTAATAAGTCCGGATCGAACTCTAATACGTCGCAGATATCCTCCATGGGCGGATAAGGTGCAAGGTGCGTTAAGAACTGCGCTTTGCCGTTCAAAATATCCGTTGTGGTGTTGTCGGCTGCTCTGTACTCTACGGAAACGCCCGCGCACTTGCCCTGGGCTGCGTAGCTGTTGCCTCTTACGTTCTCGGCGTCCACGATTGCCTCAACCTGGCGCGGATCGTTCGGATCGTCGACCTCCTGGTGGTAGGTCAAAATAAAGCTATTTCCCCACCAGCTAAAGAACCGGCGGCAATTAAACCAGCGGTCCTTCGGATCTGTGGAAGATGGGTAAATTGCCGTATTGCTTCCCCAGGTAGCCCATCCGGAAAAGTTGTTAAACGTGTTTACGCCGTAGCTGTTTACTACGTTCGCCTGCTGCTCATCCAAAATGACCTCGGTGCCGTCCTCTAAGCAAAGACCGGAAATTCCGACCGCCTTATTTGAAGGGCTAAGGTTTGGCACGTCGTCGTTGCTTGCGTCGGTGTACGCTGTAAGTGCTGCCTTAAGTGCGGAAGCGTGGTAAATCTTACTTCCAACCTTTACGCATGGCCACTCAACATCTAAATGCTCGCTTACTAAACCGGTAGCCTCCTTAACTGCCTTTACGTCCGTATATTTACGGGCGCCCTCTGCAGTGTTGTACTTGCTCGCGCCTTCCTTTGCGGTGTTCAAGTCTACGATTGCCTCGCAGCTAAATACTCCGTTAATGCCGGTACATTTTGCCGCGATCGCTGCTGCTACATTTGCGTTTGCGCTCCAACCGGGGCAGACAATAAGCCCAGGCGTAAGCTGCAAAAGCGGGAACACCTGGCGGATAATTTCTAAGCCTTTCTCCTCTCCGGTGCTTACGTTATAACCGCCGATAATGTCCGTATAGTCAACCTGTGAAGGATCGATTATTGTTCCGGAAATTGTAAGGCTTGTAACGTCGGTAGCATCTACCAGCGTTACTACTGCGTAGCCGTCGTCGTCGAAGGTCGTTACGTAGTCCGCGTCTGCCTCCAGCGTCTTGTCTCCGTTCTTAACGACCAGGGTATCTGCAAGGATGCCGAAGGTGTCTATAACCACCTGGCCGTCTGTTACGTCGTAGCTCTTTTCTGCCAGGACGTTCTTGTGCTGCTTCGGATCCAATACGTTAATAAGAACGATCGGCGCTACGTTAAGAACTCTAAAGCTCGCGTCGATGCTCTCGCACATATTGTAATCTGCGAAGTTGTCACAATAGCCAACCGCTGCGGAAGCTTCGGCGAAGCTGTACGCAAGCATAGGCTTATTCGTGGCGTTGTATGGATCTTCTGCAAGGTTTACCGGCGCCACGCCGATAATAACCTGTAAGCCCGCCGTACCTTCAACGGGTACCACGAGGCTTGTAGGGTTTTCTAAAACCCTTACACCATGGTTGTATGCCATTGTTGTGTCCTCCTTCTCTTTTACTGCAGCTTAGCTGCTACTGTCTTGTATAAGGTGTTAAGCGCCGTTCCTTCGGTCTGAATGGCGACGCTGGAAGCTGCCAGCTTGTCTACTGAAATAAGCAAGCCCTTAATTGCAGGCACTTCCTTGATCTTCTCGTTAAGCCCTTCCGGAAGTCCGGCGCTGTAAATAGTGCCGCTTACTGCCACGCCTTTAATGGTCGGGCCTAAGTATGCGACCGCTTTTACTGCTGCTTCCTGCTTTACTGCTGCGGTTTCAGTCTTGGTCTCTGCCTGTACTGCTTCCGCCTGGGCTGTTTCGGTTGCCTTCTTTGTACTCATACGTATGGATCCTCCCTTCCGATTGGTAGTGTGTTAAAAAATAATTCCATGCCGCCGAAGTAGTACGGGTAGCTTTCCTCGTCCTGCAACGCCCAATTTATAGGCATTACGTTTTCGTACTTTGCGGCTAATATGGCGTTTTTAGAAAAACGCTCATAAATTTTCTGTATCATGTGCAAGACGTCCCGGTGTCCCTGGTTGGTGTAGCTGTCGTCGAAGGCTCCAAAAAGGAGCGTAGCCTTTACGGTTTGCTCGCCTCCGATCTCTTTTATGCTTCCGCTCTCAACCCGGACTATAATATACGGGTACGGATCCGCGTTTAAGTCGGATAAGCCTAAGCCCTCCTCGATAAGCTCCGGATCTAAGTCTCCGTCCGGCGGGTTGGCCGGTTCCGGTATCGGTAAAGCCTGGGGAAAAACCCTAAGCGGCGCCATCTTCGGCTTGCCGGATTCGTCCGGCTCTCCTGGTGTCCTGAATAAAGCGCCATCGAAAAGCCGCTTAAGCTCGTCGACCAGGTCTTGCTGTAAATAATCTGCCACCATTGCTTACGCCTCCAATATCTTTCTAACTTGTTTATTTATATTTTCCTGCAGGTTGCTCTCAATGTTCGGCTTAACCACCCCGTATACTCTCTTTTCGTTTCCTATCATCTTCGGGATACTGTTGGAGTATAAGGTTTTAATAGGCAAGCGGGCGCTTCCCTGCCGCTGTGCGACCGTTGCGTGTCCGCTTGAAAACTTCGCCACGAAGGCTTTTATATTGCCCTTCTGTAAGTTTTTTAAACCGCTTGAAGCCAGGACCTTGCCCTTGGTCATGCTTGGCCGGGATTTCCCCGTCTTAACGCTTGCCGGGCTGACCTTAAAGTCTTTTAACTCCATCGGTGCGCCCGTCGCCTTGATCGTCGCCTCCAGGTTGCCCTGCGTGGCGTTCTTAATGGTCATAGCCTTATTAAAGCGCCCGCTCTTAACGACGTAGGTCTTTTGTGCCTCCTGCGCCAGTTCCTTGCGGGCCTGCTTTGCTGTTGCGTTAATGGCGTTTTTAAGCGCCTTCGGTGCCTCGCTCTTTAGGGCTCCTAATTTCTTTTCAACCTGCGCCAGGGTTTTGGCGTCGTATTCGTAGGTTATCAACTCCGATTCGCCTCCAGGTGTATGCTAAATAAGCCGTCCTCGTTCATGGCGTCCGTAACTCTGTAAGTCTTGCCGTCAAGGTTTAAAGCTGCGCCGACCGCCGGAAGTGGACCGAAGTCCTTAGCCTTAACGTAAATCAGCGTTGTTTTGGTGTATATACCGTCCATGTTGCTCTTTGCCTTTTTGGCTCGCTCTATAAGCTCGTTATTGTCTACCGTAACGGGCATCTTTTTGCCGTTTACGGTGTGCTCCGCCGCGAACTCGTCCGTATTCATAAACACGTTATCAATATCGGCGCGTATCTGCTCTTTGAACGTCAAGCCTGGGACTTCGGCGCGCGCTTGGATGGCTCCTTAACGACGCCCCTCGCTTTCGGGCTTGGTACAACCCCGACCAGATCGGCTTCCGCCCCGGTGGCTGGCTGCGCTATGCCTTCAGCTCCGGCCTTGGCTGTTTTTCTCCTGGCTTTGGCTGCGGGTTTCTTTGCCTCTGTGGTTTCTTCCCCCGCGCCGTCGTCTGGCTCCTTCCAAACAGCCGAGCCGGAGCGTTCCCACGCCTCTGCGTAGGAACTGTCGGAAGTTGGCAGCGCCTCCCCTGGCTCGTACTGTCTGTTACCATACAGGATAGGTGTTAAAGCTATAAGCTGCTTCACTAGCCTAAAAGCTTAACCTTGACGCTTGTTGCGTCTGCGGCGGCTGCCTCCGTCGCATAACCTGCCTTAACTGTTCCTTCGGTCGCTGTGATGGCTCCGTCCGCGTAATATACGTCGGCGCCTGCTGCGATTGCCTCCGATTCCTTCTTAGGCATATCGAAAACGCCGAAGACGTGAAGGGTGCCGGTCTCGCCTGCTGCGATCGGTGTTCCGGCGACTCCTACGTGGGAGCCTAATACTACGATCTCGTTCGCCTCGATCGCTGCGCCGGTATTATTTGCGAAGTCGATAGCTTCGCCTCTCTGCCAGTATTCTGCTTTACTCATCTTCGCTTACCTCCTTCTTACTCGTCGATTTCAATCTTAACGCCGTTGTTTCTTACAACTCCGCGGAAGTCTCTTACGCTGATTCCCCAGTCTAAGTAGATATCCCAAACGAAGCCTAAAGTACCCGGAACCTCCATACGTCTTACGGTCGGAGTCTCCTGTCCGTTCAAGTAGTCGACCTGGATGCCTCTGGTGCTGGCTGCGTCTGCGAACATGAACCATGGGCACGCGTTTTCTCCTGCCAAACCGTTAAGCACCGGGCTCTGTACGATCTGTAAAGGATAGTTGTACAGCGGGTTAATGTCGTTGTTGTTGCTGCCCGTAACCTGGGTAGAATGAAGGATCACGCTCAGGTCGAACTCGTAACCAACCGGCACGACAATGGTACGCGGTGTTACGTAAATAGCTTCGCCGAACTGATCTTTCTGCTGCTGCATCTTAAGGATCATAGCCTGGATCGAAGCCTGCGAAGGCTTGGCCGCTGTCTTAACGACGTTTCTGTGCTTAGCGTCGAAAAGCGCTACGCCGTCGAAGATCTTAGCGTTATTGAAAAGAAGGCTGTACACCTGCTTATCAATAGTTTTCTTTGCTGCGGTTGCGTAAAGCCCCGGAACCTCTGTTAAAAAGCCGATATCGTCGTTAATAAACGCCTGGCGTGTCATGCTAAACTGCTTTCCGTAGGTGTCAAGCTTACGGGTAGGCAGCAGCTCTGTGCTCGGCTTGTCCGGCTTAATCTCTCCGTTTTCCGGAACCTTAACGAAGTCGCCAACGCCTCCGATCACGTACTCGTGGTCTGCGGTCTCCTTAAAGTCTTTCAGTGTTCCCTTGGAAGTGAACGCCTGGAAGGTTGTAGGTACCTGGTTGTAAAGCTGCACAATGCTCTTTCTGATCGTCTGGTCCAGAATAGCCGGGAAGGCAGCAGTAGGGTTGTAAAACTGTCTTGTAACCTCTGTGTAAAGGTCGTCGGAGCTCATTCTAAGAAGTTCTCCGGTGTTTCTTCCGTCTCTGCCTAAGCACTCGATCGCGAGGTCTCTTAAGCTCATAGCTCTGAACTGCTCGGCTCCTTCTGCGGGGCTCTGTACCTGCACGCCTGCTCTCATTAAGAGCGCGTCGGTTGCCCTTGCTCTAAAGGTGTCCTCCTCGCTTCTTGTGACCTGTACCCTTGCCGGTGTTCCGGTCTGTCTCATGCCCTCCAGGATGGCTGCTCTTACCTGCTCAACGGTGGCGCCGTCCTTAATGTAGCCGCTTCCGTCTACGTTAAACTCGCGGCATAAGTCGCTGATCGTCTGTACTCTCTCGCGCTCTGCTGCGATTGCTCTCTGCACGCCGTCGTTTCCGCCGAGGTCTCGCTGTCCCTCTGCCGGTGCTCCGGTCTGCTGGGTGCCTGCTGCCTGTCCGGCCGGCTGTCCCATCTGACGCTCCTCCGCTTCGATTTCAAGTGTTAAAGCGTCGATTTCCCTCTGCAAGTTGTCAAACTGCGCGCTTTCTTCTGCGGTCAGCTCTCTGCCTGCAGTCTGTGCGCCATTTACAAGCGCCTGCTGTGCGGCGATCTTCATGGCTCTCTGCTGTTTCTTGTTCATGCTTTCTTACCTCCTATAAAAGTATGTTGTGATTTATTTGAAGCTGCCGCTCATGGAGTGACGGCGCGCGCTTCCTTGTTTCCTGCGCTGGCTCGTAATCTCGGCCAACGCCGACGGTTGGATCTGCCGGAACGCTTACGATTGAAATTTCGTAAGGGCTCCATTTCCTTGCGACGTCGCAAGGTCCTTTAAATCTGCCGTCCGCGCTTACGCCGTTCGGCATGACCTCCTCAATGGATTCTATCTGGTAGCCAACGGAAACGCCTTTAAGGGTTCCGCTCTTTACTTTCTGATAAACAACCTCGGCCGCTTCGTCGCTGTCGAACTCTACGACCGCGTAGCCCCTGCCTCCGTCGATCCACGCCCGTTCAATCTTACCGAGGACGCTGTCTCTCTTGTGGTTGAACAAAAGGACGCCTATCTCATTAAGGCGGGTAAGGTCTACGGCTCCGGGTGTATGGTCTAATATTTCAATACACCAGCCTCTGTTGTATGGCTCCTCGGAAGAAAAGCTAAGCTCAAACTTGCGCCCGTTTCCTTCGCCCTCCAGGGCTTTAATTCGTGCGCCGCTAAGCTCCCGCGTTAGTGCCTTGCTGCCCTTCTTGGGCGGCTGGCTGGACGCCTGCTCCGGTTTGTCCGCCTGTGGCTTCTCCTGGGGCTTGTCCTGCGGTTTCTTGTCCTCCTCCGGCTTGTCCTTCGGCTTGTCCGGTTTCTTGTCCTCCTGGGGCTCCTGCGCCCTCTGGCGGTATGTTCTCACCGGCGTTGTCGTCGTCCTCGTCGTCTGGGGTAAGCTCTTTCGCATCCCTGTCATAAATTACACCTCCTAACTCAATACCTTTTTTCCGGCCGTACTCTATAACTTCGACCATGTCGTCAATCTGATCTTTCCAATCCTTGCCGTTTTCGGCGGCTGCCTGCTGAAAAGTCTTTTGACCGGTTTGTACTGCGATCTTCATAGCCTGGACCTCCTTAAGTGGATCAATCCAACGCTTAGGCGCTGCCACCCAACTGTGGGCCAGGTATTTCTTTTTCTTTTCCGGATTCCAAAAATCGGGAATATCGAAAAGCCCGGAAAGAACGCCGGAAATAATAAAGGTTTCGTATACCTCGTCGCGGAACTCGTTAAACAGTTCGGTGTCCTCGATGTAGGTCTGCTCGTCCTCTATGATTCCCTGGCGTGCGCTGCTGTAATTGCTTTGACTCATGTCGCGGCTCGTTGCCTCGTAGCTTAAGCCCTGCCCGGCTCCGACGAGCCTCTGCTGCAGCTTAACATAGCTTGCGGCGTCGGTTGCCTGTCCGGTCGGGTTTACGACCTGGATTTCGTCGCCCGCGTTAAGCTCTTTTATCATGCCGGGGCTTATGGTCTTACCCTCGTAGCTGACCGGCGCTGCTGCGTGCGGAACCTGCGCCCCGCCTCGTCCGATTCCCGTTGTCGGTATGGTTTTCTTAATGAAAACGGATAGGCAGGCGGCTATACGCTCCTTAACGCTGACCGCCGTCATAAACTCGTTTGCGTCCCTTATCCTGGTAACGGTCGGGCTTAAGTCGCTCATTTCCCGGATCTGTGAAGGGCGCCGCTTCGTATAAATGAAGATCATGTCCTTCGCCGGAACGTATACCGGCTCCATACTCGTGAAGCCGTCTATGCTATACTGCTTAATCCAGTAGCCCATGGGCTTGTTGTAACTGTTGTACTCAATGCCTCCGACTACTCTGTTATTTTTGTTGTGCGGCGTCATGGCGGTTGTGTCCAACTCGTCAACCTCCAACGCCTGCAGGCGGAACGGAACGACGCCGCCCTTAAGGTAGCATTTCTTAAAAAGGATTCCTCCGTCTACCTTCTTGCGCTCCACCGCCATCCGCGTCATCTGTGAGAAGCTCTGCGTTTCGGTTACGTCGCAATTCTGGCGGCGGCACCAATCCTTCCAGGCGTCCTCTATTTGCTCGTTAAGGCGTTCGCTCGGTGTTCCTGCCTGCAGGGTTACGCCGAGGCCTACAATGTTACGCTTATAAGCTCCGATCACGCTGTTGGCCATGTCGCTGTTGCGCTCTAAATCTCGCGCCCTGGCTCTTACGGTTTCCCGGCTGTACCGGTCTGTAAACTCGGCGGACTGGTTATATGCAACCCACCCGGCGTTTAACCTGTCGTAGCCTCCGGCGTCATAATGCCGCTGCTGCTCTAAGGTCTGGCGCCAGGCTTCCCGGCGCGTTCCCCATTCCGGGCTTATCCAGCCTATAATGTTGTCTAAAAAATTACCCATACCGTTTACCTCCCGTCAAACATGGCGACGTAGCAATCGTCCAGAAGTCCGGGCGTGCCTGCGTTTACTTGCGCCTGCAGGTCTTGCTGCATCTCGTATAGTTTGGAAAGGTCGGCGCGGGTGAGCTGTCTCGATCCTATCTTATAGGACTGACCGCCGCTTAAAATGGCGTCTATGGCTGCGTCTACTCGCTCCAATTTCTGCGCCGCTGTCATTGCCATAAATGATCCCTCCTTAAGTTATCCAGCCTTCGTTTTGTCGGATCCAGTTCTCCTCCTGCGTCGGCTTGTTTTCTTGTTTCGGTGGTGCTGCTGCCTCTGCCTGCTCCTGTATGGTCTGCAGGTGAAGCATCCGGACGCCTAATGTGTCGGCCGCCGCTAAAGCGTAGACCTCGGCGTCTAAGTAGTGGTTGTCGGCGTGGCTGTGCTTCGGCACCCAAACCTGGACGACCTTGTTGCCGCTTTTTACGTTGATCTTGTGCTCCGCCGTTACCTGCTCCGCGTATTCCTGGTCGCACCCGGCGTATACCATCCAACTGCCGCGCCCGTTCGGCTTGCGCATCCTTCCGGCGATCATGTCCTTGTACTTGCCGCCGTCTACTATAACCAGGTTCATACCGTATGCCTTGCTACTGTCCTTGTTGACGGTGCTCAGCTTAAAATGGTTTTGCATAGGGTTACTGGAACCCTTAACCGGCAGCGCCCAGTCTGCGTTTAATGCACAAAAATCGTAGGTACTGTCGGCGTCGTAACCGGAGTCTATTAAGCAAAGGTTTACAACAAAAGAAACGCCGGAAGGCGTCTTAAATTCCAGGTTCATTACCTGCTCAATATCCGAAAAGCTGAACGCCTGGCCATGCGCTACGTTCTGGCTTGTAATGTAATCGCCCCAGGCTCTTATGGTCCAATACAGGCAGTTTTCCTGTACGTCAACGCCGCCGGTTAATAGCTTCGCCCATTCCGGTATTATGTACGGGTTGAGCTCCGTCTGGCGTTCCATTACCAGGTCGGCGCTTGTCTTAAGCTTGGTATCTTCCCAGGGCTCCGCCAACCAGCTATTTACGAAGTTTTGTAATTTCTCCGGATCGTCTTTACTCTCTAAGAATTTCTTAGCAATTTCGGCGAACCGTACAAACGGGCTGTATAAAGTGTTAAGCCAAAAGCAAACTTTTTTTATAAACTGCGTTTTACTGCTTACCGTCTCCCAGTGCCCGCGCTTTACTGCCTGCTGCTTCTCCTGGTCTGTAATAATGCAGCCGCATTCCTGGCATACATAAAAGGCGAACTCCGCGCGGTCGGTATCGCTTAGACCTTCGCCGTCGGAGTCCTCTATGCCCTCCATCTTCTCCCGGATAGCGTCCGCCCCGTAGGCGTCTACTAAGTCCCGATCCTTGCCCGGCCACTTAAGCTGTGAAAACTTAAGCTCTATAAATTCGCCACAATGCGGGCAGGGTATGAAGTAATGCTTTTCGGCGTCGGCTGATTCCTTCGCCTTCCAAATATGCCCGCTCCGGAGCGTCGGTGTGGAAGTCTTAAAAATCTTCCTTCCCCTAAACGTCTTAGTACGTTCTTCTGCCAGGCTG